ATAATACTCAAGTAGCAGAATATAAAGGTCAGCTATCAACCAAGGATTTTGGTAACTTTTTAGTTGGATTAGCTACAGAATATAATAACGCTTTATTAGTAATAGAAAACGCATCTATTGGATGGGCGACTATACAGCAAGTAATAGAAAGAAACTATGCAAATCTCTACTACACCCAGCGTGGAGAAGCAAGTGTTGATTCGTATTTTGACTCATATTTAGATAACAGCAAGATGACTGCTGGTTTTACTATGTCAACTAAAACAAGACCTGTTGTAATCCAAAAGTTTGTTGAGTATGTAACTGATAGAAGTGTTACAATACAATCCAAACGATTAGTTGAAGAGATGAAAGTCTTTATTTGGATGAATGGTAAAGCTGAAGCACAAACTGGCTACAACGATGATTTAATAATGGCGTTTGGTATGGCGATGTATATTAGAGATACAGCATTAAAGTTTAGACAAAGAGGTTTGGATATAACTAAAGCCTCATTATCCAATATAGGAGTAAATAAAGTGGCATACCAAGGAGGTTTTAACGCAGTTAATCAAAATAATGAAAACCCCTATAAATTAGATAACGGAATAGGTGGTCAAGAGGATATAGGCTGGCTCTTATAATATTTATAATAATAAACAACGATGGCAGATAAAGGATTATTTCCAAGATTAAAAAGATTATTTTCAACTGATGTGATTATTCGCAATACAGGTGGGAATCAAATCACAACTATTGATACAAATACAATCCAAACATCGGGTGAGTTTGAAACTAACTCATTAGTTGATAGATATGGTAGATTATATACTGGTAACCCAACATCACTGTATGGGGCACAGTTTAATATGAACTACCAATACTTACGTACTCAACTATACTCAGAATATGATTTAATGGATCAAGATGCTATTATAGCATCCGCATTAGATATTATAGCAGACGAATCAACACTTAAAAACGATATGGGTGAAGTATTATCCATACGTTCATCTAACGAAGACATACAAAAAATATTATATAACCTATTCTACGATATTTTAAACATTGAGTTTAATATGTGGAGTTGGGTTAGACAAATGTGTAAATATGGTGATTTTTTCCTTAAAATGGAAATATCAGAAAAGTTTGGTGTGTATAACGTTAGACCTTACACCGCATTTCAAATAGCACGTAAAGAGGGATTCGACCCCAACAACCCAGATGAAGTAGTATTTGAGTTCAACCCAGATGGTTTCACAGGTGGTGATTCAGGTTATTATAGTGGCCCTTCCCAAACCCCAACCTCAAACGTTATTAGATTCGATAACTATGAAATGGCTCACTTTAGACTTATATCGGATGTTAACTATTTACCCTACGGTCGTTCTTACGTAGAACCAGCGCGTAAACTGTACAAACAATATTCGTTGATGGAGGATGCTATGTTAGTACATCGAATCGTTAGAGCACCAGAAAAACGCACTTTCTATGTTAACGTTGGAGCTATACCTCCAAACGAAATAGATGCGTTTATGCAAAAAACAGTATCGTCACTAAAACGTACTCCTTATGTTGATCCAAAAACAGGACAATATAACTTAAAGTATAACATGCAGAATATGTTAGAGGATTTTTATATCCCGGTACGTGGAAACGATACATCAACTCGTATTGAAACTACACCAGGTTTAACATATGATGGTATTCAAGACGTAGAATATTTAAGAGATAAACTATTTGCTGCCTTAAAGGTACCTAAAGCATTTTTAGGTTATGAAGCCGATTTAGAAGGTAAAGCAACACTAGCAGCAGAAGATATTAGATTTGCTCGTACCATAGATCGTATACAACGAATCCTTATATCTGAACTTAACAAAATAGCATTAGTTCACTTATACGCACAAGGATACAGAGATGAAGGGTTAACCAACTTTTCACTAGAGATGACTACACCTAGTATCATCTATGATCAAGAAAAAATCGAGTTATTAAAGTCCAAAACTGAACTAGCACAACAAATGCTAGAACAAAAACTATTACCAACAGATTGGATCTATGATAACGTATTCCACTTCAGTGAAGATCAATATGATGAGTATAGAGACTTAATCAGAGAAGATACTAAACGTAAGTTTAGATTAGATCAAATAGAAGCAGAAGGTAATGACCCAGTTGAAACAGGTAAATCATATGGTACACCACACGATTTAGCATCTTTATATGGTAAAGGTAGGATGTATAGTGAACCAGGAAATGTACCAGATGGTTACGATAAAGATAAGAAGGATGTAGGTCGTCCTAAAGACAAAACACGTCGTAATAAACAAGATTCAAACTTCGGTAAAGATAGATTAGGTTCACAAAATAAAGATAACGAAAGTAACTCTATTAAACCTAACTTTAAAGGTGGTCCATTAGCATTAGAAGATGCTAGAACTACCTACATAAAAAACCAACACCTTTTTGAGGGGATGGATAAAAAGAAAGTAACAGTTGAAAATAAATCTAAAGACCCATCGTATTTAGACGAATCTCAACTTAAAGGTTAATATTTATAACTAAATATATATTTGATGCATATCAAACATTCAAAGTATAAGAATACGGGTATCCTATTTGAATTACTCGTTCGGCAAATCACGGCTGATACACTTAAGGAAGGTGAATCACCATCTGTTGACTTATTAAAAAATTATTTCTTTAAAAGTGAACTAGGTAAAGAACTTAAGTTATACGAAAGTATAACTAAATCAAAAGTTTTAAGTGAGAATCAAGCATCTACCTTTATTACCACTGTATTAGAACAATCAACTAAGTTGAATCGTTCAGTACTACGTAAAGAAAAATACAACTTAATCAAAGAGATCAAAGGTTTATATAACATAAACGAATTCTTTGCTACTAAAGTAAAAAACTATACACAGTTTGCTTCAATCTATACATTAATTGAATCCCAAAATTCAAACCGAATAGTAGATACAGAACAAATCGTAGATAATAAAGTAAATCTCTTAGAACACTTAACCAAATCAGTAGCATCTGATGAGGTTAAAAATGATGTTTTAAGTGAATTCCAAACATACGATAAAGATACAAGAATCTTAACCTACAAAGTTCTTTTAGAAAAGTTCAACGACAAATATGATGATCTATCTAACGATCAAAAGTCAGTTCTTAAAGAATTTATTGAATCAGTAGATTCAACTCCAAAACTACGAAACTTTTACAACTCCAAAATCAAAGAGCTTAAATACGCTGTATTAACTGAAGCTAAAACTCTTAAAGATAAAGTTGTAAAAATCAAATTAGTAGAAGTTTCTAAACTACTCACAGAACTTAAGAAAACTGATAAAGTAAATACAGACAACTTAGTTGATTTACTCCAATATTATGAGTTGATTAAAGAAATAAAACTTACTAAATGAAAAAATCTGAGTTAAAAAAAGAGATACGTGAACGTATTTTAGAAAAAAAGTGTAAAACTGCTGATATAGACGAAATGTCTACATCTGGTGGTGCTGGTGCTTATAACACACCATATGCATTTAAACTTAAAAAGAAAGATAAGGATTTAAGTGAAGCTTTAAATGGAGATCAACAAGAAGCCTTGATGGACTTACAAAATATATTAGATAGAGCTGCTCAATTAGGAGACGAAGCTAAACAAATAATAAGTGATGTATTCCCAGAAGAACTAAGAGGAGCAGAAGCATACGAGGTATTTAACTTTGGTTCTAGTTCTAATAGCTATGATAATACTTTAGAATCCCTTATTAGTGACATAGAACAACGTTTTTCAGAAGACGAAGGAGATTTAGACTAATATGTATAAGTATAGAATAACAGAAAACGATCAAGCAAAAGCTGAAAAGTTTCAAAAAGAACGTATCGATGCGTTTTCTGATATTGAAAAACAGTTAGTTGATGT